GAAAACGGGCAACAGGGTAAATTTACTATTGCACCAGATTTTAAGAACGGGGGGGTCTATAAAAATGGAAACCTTGAAAAAGTAAAAAGATTAGACGTTACAAATAATTTACCTTTTTGATTATGAAAATACTAAACTTATATGCTTGTTTAGGTGGAAACAGATACAAATGGGATGAGGTTGCGGACAATTTGGAAATAGTATCCGTTGAACTTGACCCAGAATTAGCAAAATTATACCAAGAGCGATTTCCTAATGATACAGTAATTGTTACAGATGCACACCAATATCTTTTAGACCATTACAAAGAGTTTGATTTCATTTGGACTTCGCCACCTTGTCCAACACACAGTAGAGCAAGGTATTGGGGTTTTGGTGCAAATGGTAAAATGCCAATATTTCCAGATATGAAATTATATCAAGAAATTATTTTTTTACAACACCATTTTAAAGGGAAATATGTTGTTGAAAACGTAATACCATACTATGAACCATTAATACCTGCTCAAAAAAGAGGGAGGCATTTATATTGGACTAACTTTAATTTACCTAATAAACTATCAGATAGAGGTGGAAAATTAAAAGAATTTAAAACCAATTCAGAATCATTAAACCATTATAATAGTTTTCACGATTACGATTTTACAAAATACAAAGGCGAACAACTAACTTTAAAAATAGCAAGAAACCTTGTGGATTATGAAGCTGGTAAAACTATATTAGAAACGGCTTTAGGAATTATAAAAAAACAAAACGAATTACAAACTTCAATATTTGATGAACTATAATATTTTACCAAAGTTTTACGAAGCCTTTAGCTGGTGTACAAATAATGACATAAAGATTTATCCGCAGATTAGGGGTAAACAGTTTCAGCTGGTTTATGTAATTGATGGGGTAGCAAGAAGCACGGGTAAGTTACACGATAAGGATGATTTGCAACAAAGGATTTATGAATTTTATATTTACCTTTATGAAAAATTAAAGGATGCTACAAATTGATTTTTTTCCTATCTATGGCGCAATGGTTGGTGTAAATTATTCTAACGAAGATATTGAGTTAATAGAAACCATAGCAGACGATAAACGACACACTTTACAATTCTTTTTTATTATTGTTGGAATGAATGTTCATTGGTTTACAGTAAAATAATTTTTATATTTGAAAATATTTTTTTACTTTAGCGTTGTGATTAAAAACAAAACAATATGTCAGTGATTCATTATTTACACCCCGAATGCACAGGAAACGTTTTTATAATAGCAAAAACTAATTGCGGAAGAAATGTTGATGAGGTTAAAGATTTCGACACAAGATTAAAATATGTTACTTGTAAAAAATGTCAAAAATTATATTTTAAAAGAAACTGTTATTAATTTTATTATGAATTGGGAAAACAAATTTTGGGGAACGTACACAGATTACGAACTCGATATGATAGTAAACGATGATTCGCTTTTAGATGCTTACCGTTATAGAGCAGAGCAAGAACAATTAAAGCGTTTTAAAAGTCAATGATTTTAGATTTAATTTACGGATTTGGATTAATAGCCTTTGGATTTATTATGGGGGCGGCATACGCATTAACAACAAAAGAACAAGATGATTAAAAAAGTAAACATAGCGGAAATAAAACCGAATGACGAAAACCCAAGATTTATAACAGACGCTAAATTTAAAAAGCTGGTAAAATCAATTAAGGAGTTTCCTGAAATGCTTGAAACAAGGCCTTTAGTGGTTGATGAAAATATGATTGTTTTAGGCGGAAATATGCGACTCAAAGCGTTAAAATCGGCAGGGGTATTTGAAGTACCGATTAAACAAGTTATTGGCTGGACAAAACAACAAAAAGACGAGTTTATTATAAAAGATAATGTTGGTTATGGTCAATGGGATTGGGATATAATAGCTAATGATTGGGACGGTCAAAAGTTAAAAGATTGGGGAATGGATTTGCCCGAGTTTGATGTAGAGCCAGACTATTCAATATTAGATGACGTAGATTTGTCTGACCAGCTTGATGAAATGCAGTCTGGAGTTAAAAAAGCTATTCAAATACCTTTTGAAAATGAACATTATGAAGAAGCCTTTGAATTGGTTAAATATTTCAGAGAACAGGGTCATTATGTAGGTATGATTTTGATAGAAAGACTTAAGCAAATAAAAGATGAAATTGAATAAAAGTGAAATTAAAGGCATCGAGTTTTATTATAGAGAAGGTTTTTCAGATTTGAAAACATTTGATGAAGTCATAGGAAAAGATGTTTATCAAAAAAAAGATTTTAAAATAAATAAAGATGAGAAGTGGATGGATTGTGGAGGCAATGTTGGTGCTTTTGCTTTACTTGCTTTGAGTAAAGGTGCATCAGTGGATATTTATGAACCAGACCCTTTCAATTGTAAAATGATAGAAAAAAACCTAAAATTGAATAATTTTGATGCTAAAATATTTCAAAAGGCATTAGTACACGATGATACTAAAAACTGCTATTTATTTGTTGGTAATAATAATCAAGTTTGGAGAAATAGTATAGTTAAGAAATGGAATAATAAAGGCATAAAAATCGATTGTTTGAATTTTGATGAAGTACAGATTAATTACGATTGTTGCAAAATGGATATAGAAGGTGCTGAAATGTTAATTTTAGAAACCTATGAAACTAATTTCAAGAAGTTAGTTTATGAATGGAGTTTTGATATTGATAATAACATAGATAGGTTAAGAAAAGTTATTGAGAAGCAAAAGAAACAATATTCAAAAATTTATGGTATTGACAAAATAATTTCTTCTGGCGAATATCAATTTTGGCAAAAGAACTGGTTTCCTATGGCAAAAAATTTATATTTAAAAAAATGAAAAGAGTAGATTTACAACAAATTCAACATAATGTTAGCATTGGTGATGTTTGTGGCGATATTGAGCCTAATATCACAGAAGATTCAATTTTTTATTTTGATGGAGAGCCTATTGGTTTTTATATTGCCGATTTATCAAAAAATTATAAAAAAGCTGCTCAATTAGCTGATATAGCCGACAAAGAATTAAGGTCGAAAAGAGTACCTAAATCTGTAATGAAAAGGTCGTCTGGTTTTGGCGATGGAAACAAGGATAAAGAAGTATTGCAATATTCCACCATTATAGGGAGTATTCCGCCAAAACCTCATATGAGGCGACCTTATCCAACTATATCAAGCGTACACGATGTTAAAACGGCACAAACGTTTATTAAAGCTATGATGCTCCTTTGTCTGGAATCAGAAAAGATAATTAAAGAAATAACACCAGAACTTTATGAATTACAAAAAAAAACAATAGAAGAAAATATACCAAAAAAATGGAGGTTTGGTAATTTGTTTACAAGTTCAATTTCAAACTTTAATATACCAGCTGCATTTCACCGAGATGCTGCTAATTTAGTGAACTGTTCAAATGTTATTATTGCAAAGCGAAAAAATTCAACTGGGGGGCATACCACTGTACCAGATTATGGGGCTACTGTCAATAGCGCGGACAATTCTATGTTAGTTTATCCAGCTTGGAGAAATGTACACGGAGTAACACCAATAGTACCAATAATTGAAGGCGGATACAGAAATACTTTAGTTTTTTATCCCCTAAAAGCATTTAAGGGTTTATAAAAAAATGAAAGAATATTATAAAGATTTAATTTCTAAAACCAATAATCCCGTTTTTAAAAGCTATTATTTGAATATGTTGAATTATTTGGATAATGGTGAAAAAACTATTGTTGAAAATTTTAATTTCAAAATAGGTATAGATAGGGTTTATTCTGCGAAACTTGATAAATATTTTGATTCTATGTCAAAGGCTTCTAAATATGTCGGAAAAGGTCGCTCTTATGCTAGAAGATGTCTTATAGGCGAACTTGAAAATAAATATGAATTTACAATAGTTTAAAAACCTATAACGTTCTTTTTTTAAAAAAAAATATTAATCGGTCGGATTTGACGATAATATTTTCAAAGCAAATAACGCAGTTTGTATAGGTTCTGTGTTTTTTATTTAAAAAATTTTTTTGTTTTTAAAATTTATTTTATATTAGCACTATAATTAAAAACTAAAACAATGATAATTACACAAAACACAAGTTTAGCTTACAAAGAAGCAAAGGGATTAGCAAAATGTTTACAAGCCTATGCGCGATATTTTGCGTCAAAGGATATTATGGAAATAGGCTTTAACGAACAAACAGGGTATGTTTATATCGCTTTAGAATTTGATGCAATACAAATAGCATCAGCTTTTGGTCAAGAAGTAGAATATATTTATACTGATTTTGAAACAGGCGAAGAATTTTTTTATGATAGTTTAAAAGATTTAGAACGCGAACAGAATTGTACTTTAGATGTTTAAAATAAATGGTAAATAAACAGGGGGGGGTATAACTCCCCTTTTTTTATGTAATTTTGTAAAATGAGTCAACAAAAATCAACAGCTATAAAAAAGAAGGCAATGCTTGAGGCGTTAGAAAAAACTTTGGGCGTTGTAACTACTGCTGCCAAAATGGTTGGTATTGAAAGAACAACTCATTATCTTTGGTTAAGAGAAGATAAAGAATATAAAGACGCAGTAGAAGATGTCCAAAACGTGGTTTTAGATTTTGCTGAATCGGCTTTACATAAAATGGTAGAAAACCACCAACCAGCAGCGACTTTATTTTTATTAAAGACAAAAGGGAAAAACAGAGGTTATGTAGAACGCCAAGAAATATTTCACGATGGCAAACTTGAAACCGAAGTGGTTCAGTATAGGGTAAACAAAAAAGATGATAATTGACTGTAACGTACAGTTTGAGCAGTTACTAAATTCCAATAAGCGTTTCAGGGTTCACCAGGGTGGGACAAGAAGTGGGAAAACCTACGCTATTTGTCAGTACATAACCTATCTATTGCGAACCTCAACCGAACCGCTTACAATATCAGTAATTCGTAAAACCTTGCCAGCGTTAAAAGGGTCTGTTATGCGCGATTTAATTCAGATAATGGAAAAGATTGGAATGTATTACGTTGGCAACCATAACAAGGCGGAAAATACTTTTTATTACAAAAACCATTTGGTTGAGTTTTTAAGCGTTGACGAACCCCAAAAAATACGTGGTCGTAAGCGCAATATTGCTTTTTTAAATGAGGCGAATGAATTAACGCTTGAGGATTTTCGCCAAATAAATATGCGTTGTACTGATTT